ACATTTCAAATATATCAATTAATCAAAATAATTTAATAATTAATTGGATTAGTGGTGTAATTTCTGGAATTATTGTATTTAAACAAGTTATTATAGAAAAAGAAATTATTAAACCTATACTTAATCAGATTTATAATATTGAATTATTTAATAATTTTGATTTAAATACTAATGGTTATTTACAAGTGCTTAATAACGAAGGTAATGAAGTAGGACAATTTATTTATAAGATAAATACAAGTATAAATGATTTATTAAATACATATGATGTTTTAATTAATAATTCAAATATGTTAAAAGGCACAATATTATATAAAAACCCATTATATATTATTACAAATGAATTAATTGGACATATTTATTCTTTAACAATAGTTGATACATCTATAACTTTAACTGATATTAGTGGAGTTTTAATTCAAAATACTTATATACCTTATGAAATTTATAAATCAAATGGATTAAAAAATTATAGTTTATTAATAAATAATAATATTTTTAATATAGAGAATCTTAATTTTTTAAGTACTGATAAAAATAAATTTTCAATTATAGGTAGATATGGAAAATTTAAATTAGAAAAGATGTATCAAAATCAAAAAATAGAACCTACTCCAGAATTAGTATTTAATCTTCAAAAAAAAATAAGTTATGTTAAACAAAATCAAATAGAAACTGTTAAATTTAATTCAGATATTTATAAAAATATTTTTGAAAATATTGATTTTTGTATCGGTGAGCAAATAATAGAAAGATTAGATAAAACAACATTTGAAATACAATATCAATTTTTAAAAGATCCACAAAAAAAGAATCAAATAGAAAAAGTTACAAAAATTTATGATTATGAAGGAAAAATGAGATTAGTTATACCATTAGAATTTTGGTTTAATAATCAAGCCAATATGTATTTACCATTAATATCATTACCATATACAGATGTATCTATTAAATTTAAATTAAATAAATTAAATCAAATTTTAGATTCTAATTATACTATTATATCTGAACCAGAGATTAATATTCAAGTTAATATTGATGGTATTATTTTAGATACATTTGAAAGAGATATGTTTGGTAATAATAAACATGAATATTTAATTGAAAGATTTATGCAATATCCAGATAATTTAATAGATAAAACTAGTTCAGTAATTAAAATGATATTTAAAAATCCTATAAAAGATATATATTATAAAACAGAAGTATCTGGTAGTTCTGATACATGTTACTATACAACAAAAATTATTATGGATGATTGGCAAAAAGAATATAAAAATAAAAGAGCATTATATAATGAATTTATTACAACTAGAATTTATACAAATAATAATTCTAATTCTAAAGAATTTGAAATAATAAGAATAGCAATAAATGAAAATATATTACAAAATTCAGATAGATATAATTTATTTAATAATTCAAAAATATTAAGAAATTATGATATGGAAATGACAATATATTTAGATGAAAAATATCAAAAAAATTTAAAATTAGAAAGAAGAAAATATGATTTAGAATTATATTATACAAAAATTTATAATTATAAAGAAATAAAAACACCTATTCCAATAATAGATTCTATGGTAATAAAAGCAAATGGTAAAGATTTATTTAAAGAAATTAATCATACATATTTTAATAAAATAATACCATATCAAAAATATTTAAATTCAGTCGATATAGGTTATTATGTTTATTCATTTTCTTTAAATCCTTTAGATAATCAACCTAGTGGACATTTAAATTTTTCTTTATTTGATGATATTGTATTGAAATCTGAAAATAATCATCAAGTAGTAACTAAACAAGTTATCTTGAGAACTATTGTAAAAGAATATAACTTATTAAGAATTATGAGTGGTTTATCTTCATTAGCATGGATAGATTAATAATATTATGCATGATAACCTAAACCACCTAATCCATTAATTACTCTAAATAAATTTAATTGAATTCCATATGAACGTAATCGAATAGGATTTTGATAATTTACAATTTTATTACAATTTATTTTAATAAATGCATCATCAATTTTGCTAAAATTTAATGTACCAGAAGGTTGATATTCTGTTGGATTAATTCCAAAAGAAAACATATGAATACCATCTTGAGGTGAAACAAATTTATTTTGATAAACTTGTATATATGTATAATACTCTGATTTATTTAATTCCATTCTATTAATAGAATTAAGTACTAGATGTTCAGTTTCTATTATTTTATTAGATATTGAAACTATTGGGTCTAATGTATAATTAAATAAATCATTAGAATCATAATTTGATAATAATTGGGCTTTCCAAAAAATAATTTTTATTGGATTATAATATGGTATTTTATAAGAGATATTTGTTGAATAAAATGTTTGCTCTTGTATATTTTGAACAACTGGAACTAAATATTCGTGTTCATTATTAATAAAAATAAATCTTTCATCATTATCTAAATAAATATAATTTACTAATAAGTAAGAGTTTTGTATAGATGGTAAATTAAATCTGAAATAATCTTCATCTTTAATAACAATTTGAGAAGATTGTAGATTTTGTTGAAAATTAGTTTCATCTCCAGTAATAATATAATTTATATCATTTTCTGTTGGAGGAATTAAAAAATCGTCTTTAATTTTATCATAATATAATAGTCCTTTTATTCCATCAAAATAAGTAAATTTTCCAATAATATTTCGATTACCAACTGTTTGTCTTATTATTTCGCCTTTTTTAAATAATGTAAATGGTTCAACTGTTTTAACATAATGTGTTGGCGACTGAATATAACATTTATTAAAATCATTAAATTGTACATGAATCTTAATATCATTATGAACCATTGCAATTATTGGTAAAGCTAATCCAGAATCTTGACAAAACCAAAAATTTAAAGGTATATATAATTTATATGAATTTTTACCATTGGTATAATTTGTAAGAATATCTACATTTCCTAACATTTTATTTAGCCCTTTTTTTAATCCCAAGTTAATTACTAATTCACCCCAAATATTAAGATAATCACCAAAATGTCTATCAATTAAAATTCCACCAATTTCTAAATCGATATAATTTAATAAAGCTAATCCTATTTTTTTAACCCAAGCAAAATTTTTAATTCCTGAAGATAATGTAGAATGATTTTCTTTAATTATATCTGGTAATTCAACATATAAATATATACTACCTAATAAATCTGCTGTTTTTGATAAATTTACTGTTACTCTTCTTCCAAAATCAGGTGTTGATTTAAAATATTGAGCTACTGTTTCTATAGAAAAATTAGTATGTCTTTTATATGCTATTTTAAAAAAAGTTATTTCAGGTTCAGAAGATAAATAAATATTTTCTTTTCCTACTGAAACTAATAATAATAATCCTAAACCCATTATTATTAGTTTAGATACTAATCTTTTAATTAGTTTTATAAATAATTAGAGATACATTTATATTATTATTTTTTTTATTATCTACTAATTCTTTAATATCTTTTATTTTAATTTTTTTCTTATTATTATATTTTATATATTATTAGATAAATCTAGACTAATCTTAAAACAGTCTAATCTAGCTTATGGTTGTACCACTCGGAGTTATAAGAATACTAATTGTATGTTGTAAATTTGCACTTTTTTGATCAATATTATTAATTAATTTTCTTTCTTTTTCAGCAAACTCTTGTAAAAATTGTAGACCTACTGTATCTTTAATATCTTTCATATCATAACCTTTTTCTATAATAGCTTTAATTAAAACATTAATATATTCTCTAACTTTTATTAATTTCTGTTCACTTCTTTCTAAACTGGAAATATAATTATAAATACGAGCTAAATCGTTATCATCAATTCTTTTACCTTTTTCTTCTAATAATTGAATTAATTGTTTAAGACTGGATTTAATTAAAATAGAACTATTTAAACCACCACCATTCATTAATAAATTAGTTTTTAAAGCATCTAAATTCATTATTAAATCATTATAAGAAGTTAAACCACCACCATGCATACCACCTATAACAAGTCTAGGTATACGTTTAGGCATGTCATGTATTTTTGCAGTCTTAATAACAATATTAAATTTATTATCAATTTTTTCAACTTTATTAATTTTTTCTTTAATAGCATCAAAAACTAGTCTTACATTAGATTCTATTTTGACACCGCTTTTTTTTGTTAATTCTTTTATTGCATCATCAACAGAATCTTTATAAAAGCCGAGCTGTTTTGCTAAATTGCGCGCAACATAATAATCCATTGTATCTACATCAATTTGTTTAGAAAAGTCTTGCTGATTGAATGCTTCAACACACCCTATATCATCGGAGATTAAACATTTTCTTAATAAATCAACACATTGTTCCCCATCCATTGTATCACCACATAATTTTCTACTATCTAATATGTCATCTTTTGGTTTTGGAATTTTTTTATCATAAGCTGTTAAAAGATTTACTATTGATTGTTCATCATTTAATTCTACTTTTCCTAATAGTGCTTTAAAATTGTCATCGTCTGAAGCCATATATATATCATATATTAGAAAATATTTTAAAAAACTAAATATTTTTTCTAAATTAATTTAATGTTTAGTTTAGAAAAAAAATGGTTATTATTAATTGCTTTACTTATTATTATTTATTTTTTTATTTTTACTAAAGATTTAACAACTTGTTCAAATACTAAAGATACTTTTTCAAATTCAGAAAATAAAAAATCTAATTTAATTAAAGTTTATAATTTTAATACTTCATGGTGTGGTTATTCTGTTCGTTTTCAACCTGAATGGGAAAAATTTGAAAAAGAAATAGAATCAATTGATAATTTATATATACAAGCATATGATATTAAATGCGATGATACAAATAATAAACAAATGTGTAATGATTATGAAATTCCAGGATTTCCTACTGTAATTATAGAAAAAGATAATGAAAAAATTGATTATAATGGTCCTAGAACAGCTAATGCAATAATTGAAACTATTAAAAATTTATAATTAAAATAATTCAACATTTTTTTTTAATTCCTGATAAAATTCTAATTCTTTAATTTTATCTAATGGAAATTTATCTATTCCTAATAAAGCTCCATACCAAGCTCCTGATATTGCACCAATAGAATCATTATCTCCAAAGAAAAAAACATTATTAAAAAATAAAGTATACCAATTAAATTCAGGATTATTAATATCAACATTTAAATTATTATCAGGAATAGTAGATAATAATAAATTATCATAAGCAATAATAACAGATTCTAAACCAGTCATACCTATATTTTCATATCCTCTCATTTTATTATGATATTTAATTGGTGTATAATTAAGTAAATCTTCAAATTTATTTTTTGGATTAATAAAAATAGGTAAATTTCTATATTTCATTTTTGATAATCTTAATTCATTATATTTTTCCCACCAAAGAAAATAATCATTAATTTCTATTTCAACATTTTTTTTTGAATATTTAGAAATCAATTTTATAAAAAAATTTTTTTTATATAATTTAATTAAATTTTTTGACCACTCAAAAGGATTTATATTATTTATTGCATAAGCAGTAAAAAGTGCAGATATAATACCACCTAAATATCCCATTGGATAATTATGTGTTACTAATGATGCTATTAATGCCTCTTCACAAACTTTATCATAATCTTCATAATATTTTAAACCAATTGGAGCTGTTCTAATAGCACAACCATTTCCACCATGACTAGTTGAATATTCAATACTTTTAATTGATTTAGTTAAACGAATTTTTTCTAATGATGATAATGTAGCATTACCAGATGATCTTTTATTATCTTTTAATAATTCATAATATTTTAAATATGAATTAATATAATTTAGTTCACCTCCCCCATTATTAACAGCTTCACAAGTTGCTAATAATAAAATAGTATCATCTGATGAATTAAGTGTATTAATATCTATTTTATCAATACCACCTAACATAGTATAATGATAAATAAAAAAATAATTCATAATATTACCTTCATTAATTGTATCTATTTTATTACCATAATTAAATTCCCATTTAGAATTAAAATAACCAAAAGTTTCTAAAAAAGAAGCAATATATAAACATCCTTCTACTTTATTTTTAAATAATATTTTATTCATTATTATACTTAATAAATTAATTTATAAATATTGTGTTTAATCTATTTTTTTATATTTATAATAATAATGTCTAAACCATTAGTAAGTATTAATTTTAACGAGTTAAAATTTAGTTTATATGAAGTTTTAGGATTAACAAATGAAGCTAGTGAAAATAAAATAAAAAAAAGTTTTAAAAAACTATTAATTGAATTACATCCTGATAAAAATCCCGATTCAAATGAAGAAATATTTAATCATATTATAATAGCAAATCAAGTATTAGGTAATCCTATTTTAAGAAAAGATTATGATAATTATTTACAAGAAAAAGATAATCAAATATCACATACAGATTTAAAAAATACTTTTGATTCTGTTATTAAAGATGTAGAAAAAATGTTTCCAGTAAAAGAAGAAGCAACTAATAAATTTAAAAGTAAAATAGAAGAATTAAATAATAAACATGGTGTTAATAATAATTTAAATAGTACAAATGTAATAAATCAATATGAACAATTAAAAAAAATGAGAGATTCACAAATAAATATACCTCAAGAAAAAATATCAAATACAAATGATTTTAATCAAAAATTTGAATCTAGAAAAGATACAGGCACCTTTAATACTCAAATAATACAAGTAAATTCAAATTCTACTTTAGGAACATATCAACCAAATGATGCTTTAGTTGGAATTAGTGATTATTCAAAATTATATTTAGAAGATAATGTATCTACTGGTAGTTATACAAGTTTAAATATGGCATTTAAAATTCAAAAATTTGATTCTAATATATCAGAAAAATCTTTAAAAGAAAGAATGGAAGAATATAAAAATCAAACTAATCAATATAATACTAGAAAACATGGTGATTTTTCATCAAAAAAATTTGATGATTGGTCAAATTCTAAATAATTTGCTCTAAATACTCTTCGGTAGTTTTATATCCTAATTCAATTAATTCTTTTTTATATTCATATGTTAAATCAAATTTTGTAAACTCTGATTTTGGATTTATAATTTTAATAATATTCTTATAATCTAAATTTAAATTTTTTTCACTAATAGTATCTGAAGTAATACTTAAACATTTAATAATTAAAGATTGTATTGAATTAATATCAAAATTTTCATTACAATTTTTTATATAAATACCAAGTGTTTCATCTTTTGGACAATAATTTATTGGAAAATTATTAACTAATGCACCATCAACATATAATGAATTATTATATGTAATAGGTGTAAAAATAACTGGTACTGAACTTGATATTCTAATTGCAGTTATTACAGACATATTAGGAGTTGTATCAATACTAAATAATTCTTCTTGTCCTTTTGATAAATTAGTGCCAACTATTAATATTTTTTTTTCCGTTTTATTAAATAATTCAATAAATGTAATATCTTTAACATTTAATTTTAATTCTAAACATTTAATAAATACTAATTTCATTCTTTCACCATCATTAATACCAAACTTTTCTAATAAATTAATACAATCAATTTCACCATTTAATTTTGAAAAATTAAAATTAATTATAAAATCTTCTATTTCTTCTATTGAAAATCCAAGAATTAAAAAAAAACATAACATACTTCCAGCAGAAGTACCAACATACATATTTATTTTATCTAAATTTATTTTATTATATTCAATTAATTTTTTAAGAACACCAATAAAAGATAATCCTTTTATACCTCCACCACTAAAACATAAACAAGTAATTTCATTT